ATTCTCGAGGAAATTCAGCCGGCAACGGTGCGCGCCGTCTGCTACCGCTTGTTCGTGGCGCAGATGATCGAGGACATGTCGAAGGACAGCACGAACGCTGTGTCACGACAGCTCGTCTGGGCGCGTGAACAGGACATCATTCCGTGGGAATGGATTGTCGACGAGACGCGCGAGGCAGAGCGCATCGCGTCATGGAACAATCCCGAAGAAATCGTCCGCGCGGCCGTGTCGCAGTACCGCAAGGACTACTGGTCGATGCAGGACAACCGCGTCGAGGTCTGGTCCGAGAAGGGCACGCTGCGCGGCACCTTGGCGCCGGTGTTGGATACGTACGGCGTCACCTTCAGGGTCATGCACGGATACGGCTCGGCGACGGCTATTCGCAGCGCGGCGCAGGAGTCCTTCATCAGCGACAAGCCGCTGACCGTCTTCTACTGCGGCGATTGGGACCCGTCAGGACTGCATATCTCCGATGTCGACCTGCCCGAGCGGATCGCGCGTTACGGCGGCAGCATCACCCTCAGGCGGATCGCCCTCGATGCCGACGACACGGCGCCGGGGACCAGGCTCCCTTCGTTCGAGGCCAAGACGAAGGCCAAGGATCCGCGCTATAGCTGGTTCGTGCCTCGCTACGGCAAGCGCTGCTGGGAGGTCGACGCGCTATCGCCGGTCGTGCTCCGTCAACGCATGGAGGACGCGATAACGAACATGCTCGACATGGACGTCTGGGAGCACGCGGTCTCGATCGAGAAGGTCGAGCGGGCCTCCATGGAGGAGATCCTGAGCACATGGCCGGGTATTTCGAGGCAGGCTGAAAAATACTCGGAGGACTTGCCGTGACCTGGCCCCAGAAACGACAGGGCCCCGGAAACGACGGCAATCGTCCCGAGGCCCAAGGCACAACGAATCGTGCTGACAATCCTACGACCGCGCGTTCCTCGCGTCCAGCGCTGCGCGCGGTGCCGACCGTAGACCCGCTGGCGCAGTTCCTCGATCGGTTGGACAACGTCCGTCGCTGCGGTGCCGGCTACATTGCCCGATGCCCCGCGCACGAGGACAAGACGGCCTCGCTCAGCGTCACCTCCGGCGACGATGGGCGCGTGCTGATTCACTGCTTCGCCGGCTGCCCGGCCATCGAGATCGTCGCCGCAGTACGGCTAACAGTTGCGGATCTGTTCCTCCGGAAACCCAGCTCAGAGATGACGTTCGCCGAACGTTCGGCTCTGAAGGAGCGCGCACGTCAATCGCAATGGGGGGCTGCGCTCAACATGCTCGGGCTGGAGGCCACGATTGCGCTCCTCGCAGCGCGCGATGTGAGAACGGGAAAGGTACTCGACGACGAAGATTTCCAGCGTTTAAGGGTCGCGTGTCAGCGGATCGACCACGCCAAGGAGGTGCTCTGTGGCCGCCGCTATTGAAGCCCGCGCAGCTGCGCAGCTCGACGGCGCTTTCGTCCGGCCAGTCGGTGGGAAACGGGAGCGAACGGCACCCACCGTTCAACGCGCCGACGCGTTGCTCGTTCGCACCTTCGACCCGATCCGCTGGGCTATTCGCGACATCTTGCCCGAGGGCCTCTCCCTGCTCGTCGGGCCGCCGAAGATCGGCAAGAGCTGGCTGACACTGCAACTCGCCATCGCGATCTCGGACGGCTCACCGCTCTGGTTCGGTCGGTCGAAGGAGGAGCAAGGGGACGTCCTGATGCTCGCCCTGGAGGACAACGACCGTCGTCTTCATTCGCGCCTGTCGAAATTGAGCACGTCGTGCTCGGAAATGGAGCGCAACGCGCGAGAGATGTGGGTCCGGACACCGGACGTGTCCCGCATCCACTTCGCAACCTCGTGGTCGAGGATGGACAAGCGCGGCATCGATGACCTCGATCGGTGGCTGACTGAGAATCCCGCTACGCGGCTGGTCATCATCGACACGCTGCAGAAGTTCCGCCCTCACGACAATGGGCGGTCAACGGCGTACAGCAGCGACTACGCAATCGGTGACGCGCTCAAGCCGCTCGCCGACCGGCACAAGGTCGCAATCCTGGCCGTGCACCACACGCGCAAGATGACGGCGCCGGACGTGCTCGACACGGTCAGCGGAACGCAGGGGCTGACCGGGTCCGTCGACGCGCTACTCCTTCTGCGCCGGGAACGCGGGCAGATGGATGCCGCTCTCTTCGTTACCGGGCGTGACATCGAGCGCGAGGACGACATCGCCCTGCAGTTCGATTCCGAGAACTGCACCTGGTCCGCCCTTGGCTCGGTTCATACGGTCGCTCGCACGCGAGAGCGCCAGGCGATCCTAGATTTCATCCGCGATAACGGTCCGAGCAAGCCGAAAGATATCGCGGAAGGGCTCGGGAAGAAGGGTTCCGCGGTTCGTAGGCTGCTTCAGAAGCTATTCGCTGACGGCGAAGTGAAGATCGAGGACGGGAAATACCTGCTTCCTCTGATTCACTCATCCAGTAACAGTGGTAACAGTAGTAGTACCGGTGCCGACGGTTACGCGAGTACCACTGTTATCCCGGTCACTACCGTTACCGCCGTTACCACTCCATGCACTTCTTCCGACTATGCGGCACGGAGGGGCGAATGAACCCCTCCCGAGAAGTGATCGCCGCGGCACACACGCGCGATGGACTCATTGAGCCCGCACTGATCCGTGCCGACAACATTTTAAGGAGACGCAGCGCGAATCATCGCCGCGATTTGCACGCTCGACCTACCGCCGAAGGCGCCATCCATGTCGGCGGTGAATTCGCGAATGGCCGCCTCATCGCCCTGACGGCGATTCAACTTGCACCAGTCTTTGAAGGCTTCGAGAACCGCCTTCGTCAGATCGGCTTCTTGCACAGCATGTTGCTGCTTCGGCTTAGTTGGCATGGTCGCCTCTCTTTTGATGTGTACGCTAGCACTTGCCAATTCGAGGCGCACCAGTGATCCGCGGCCGTCGCTTGCCAAGCGCGGCGAACGAACGTGCTAGCGCCGTGACGTTTCAAACGGATCGGTCAGCTCCTGTCGAAAGGGGCGTCTCGACATTCGCATCGCTCGCCGCGCCGAAACCGACACCGAATGCCTTCGGCGAATACACCCTGCAGCAGACCGCCACCTACCTCGGCACCACGACGCGTACGCTCTCGGAGCGCATCAAGAACGGAAAGCCCCATCCGCACTTCAAAGTCCGTTTCGGTCGTCGGTACTTTCCCGTTGATCTACTCAATCGATTCATCGAAGAAGGCGATGTGGCCGCCGCTTAGCTGAACGCAATCGGAAGTTGTCGGAAGTTCGCGGAAGTGGCGTCGGATTCGAGAGACTCGCGCCATGAACGCCGAAGCCCGCACCGCACCTCTCGCCGCGTCGCCGAGCGAACTCGAAACGCGCATCGCCGACGAACGCCGCCGGCTCCTGATGGAGCAGAACCTTCAGGTCAACTTGGAGGGTCAACGCCTCGCCCCTCTCGAAGCCGGTGACGACGAAGCGCTCGATCGCGTCGAGGTGCAGATCAACCAGTGTTGTGATCGGCAGGCTCGCATCCAGGAGCGCATCGAGATCCTCGAACGCCGCCTCGTTGAGGCGCAGGAGCGTGAACGCGAACATCAACTCGATGCGCTCGCCGCCCGCGCGGATCGCGCACGCATCCTCGGCGAAGCCGCGATAGGCGAATACGGCCGGCAGGCCAATGCGCTAGTTCCGCTCCTGCGTCGCCTCTGCGCAATCGAGAAGTTCGTCGAACAAACAAACCAACAGCTCATTGCGGCCGGCCGCGAGGCGATCCACTCGCCGAACGCGATCCGCTGCAGAGTTCCGCGAAGATTCGATCGGACCATCACAAAACGCGTCGGCATCGGCGAACGGGAACACCCGCACTTTGGCCAAATGCTGAGCCGATCGAACGGCGGTGATGTCGCGTATCTCGAAGGCGGTGGGCAGTGCCCGACTTTCATGGAAGTCCAAGTCGTCGAGCACGTCCACGAAACCGGCGAATGGCCGGAGCCGATTCACGAAGCGACGTTTTTGCCCGGCATCGATCCACCGAAACCGGACCAGTGCTCATTGCCGCTCTACAACGGCGAGCGAGCCGAGGTCGACGAGAACGATATGCGCGAGCTCGAAGCCGAACTCGAACTCGAAGGCGGCGCGCTCGGCAAGATCACCAAGGCCGCTACTCGACTTCTGGGAGGAAAAAAGTGACCCACAAACTCTTCATCACCGAATTCGCGTCCACGGTGCATGTCGGAAATGGCGATGTGATCTCTCATCCGAGCGGCATCCGCGGATCGCACGCCCTCGACATCGCGAACCCGCCGACGGTATCGGATTACATGAAGGATGGGACCACGCTCGTCCGCGTCGTCGCGGACGTCAACTGTTCGATCGGGATCGGCAGCGATCCAGCCGCCACGCTGACGAAGCGCGGACCGCTTCCTCTGTCGGCGAACGTGCCCGAGATCTTCGGCGTAGCGCCCGGCGATCGCATCGCGGTGATCATCCGATGAGCGCCATGACCATATGCCGCACCACCGAGGAACTGCGCGCCGCGCTGGCCGCCGGCCTCACCGCGGAGCAGATCGACGTGCAGCCGCTCGCCGACATGACCGAAGAACAGGCCCGCGCCCTCGGCTTTCCTCGAAGGCCAGCGCGAGGTATACGACGCCGCAGTTCTCGCCGAGCGCAGGCGGATCGTCGAGCTTCTCGCGATGGTCTCGAACTCGGTGTACTCGGCGTACGCGGACCGCGCGCAGGCAGCGATCGACAGCGGCATGTCCACGGGTGAGTTCGCGATGCAGATCCTCGACGCCGAGCGCGAACGCCTCGCCCTCGACCGACGGCAGATCAACTGAGTCCGGCTGAGCGGCGGACGGCGGCCAGCACGGGAAACGGGAGACCGTCCGCGCTGGCCGCCACTTTGAACGGAGCAATGCAATGACCTACAAGCACGGCGATCTTCAGCGCGGACCGGACGGCAAGGTCGTGATCTTCGATCAGGACTATCACCGCCAGCCCGGTCGATTCGTCAAGCGACTGCACAGTCCCGAGGGACACGAGGGCGACGTCGGCACGGGCTGGCGAATGGAACCTGCCGAAGGACTCGACGCCGAGATCGCGGCCGCGAACGGTATGACATCATCGAGCGACAAGCCGATCCCGATCAGCGAACTCGTCGCGAGCGGCGCGATCAAGCCCGCATCGAAGCCTGTACCTATGGCTTCGGCAATGAGCCGCACGCAGCCCGGAACGCCATACGCCAACGACGCACACGGGCGCGCGATGGCTCGACTCGCGAGAGCGGCAGTCGACACAAGCACGGCAACGCAACCGCGAATCGACGTCGCAGCGATCTACGAATCGCGCCAGCAACGCAGTCCAGAAACCGCGTCCGCATGGGATGAAACGATTCGGCGTGCGAAGGAGAACAACGCCGCGATGTCGCCGCCGCGCACCAACTCACGGCGTCCCGCGATCAGCGTCGACGCGATCTACACAGAACGCAGGCGATGACCGGACGGCGACGTTGCGGGTCCTTCTGGCGATGCTGGCTGCCGGTCGGGTACGCGGAGCGCAGCGTTCTCACAGGTCCTGAGGCCCCTCTAGCGCCTCCACAAGCGAACCAGACGAGATGATCTCGAAAGATTGGTCCCTCAATTCACTGGCCACGGAGCTCGGCATGGACCGCCGTACGCTCGCGCGCCGGCTTGAGGGACTGGAACCTGCCAAAGAGGTCACGAAGGGAAAGCGGACGGAGCGGCTCTACAAGCTGGCAGCCGTGATTGCTCACGTCTACGAGCGCCAGGGCGAAAGTCTCGATCTCAACCATGAGCGCGCGAAGCTGGCGGTGCTCCAGCAGGAGAAACTACAACTCGAGATTTCCGAACTCCGCGGCGATCTGGTCCGCGCCTCGGCCGTTGAGGGTCGCTGGCAGGATATCCTCGCGACGACCCGCGCCAAGCTGCTCGCGCTGCCGTCCAAGCTCGCCGTCGCCATCGCTCCCCCGGATCGCATCCAGGTCGCGCAGGATCGCGCACAGGCGCTGATCCATGAGGCGCTGAGCGAACTTGCCGCGGGGCACACGGCATGACGTGCCTGGATCGGATCGCCGATAGCGCGCTCGATATCCTGAAGCCCCCGCCGCGCCTGACGATCTCGGAATGGGCCGAGGCGAATCTCGTCCTGAGCCCCGAAGACAGCTCCGAGTGGGGCCGGTATCGCGGCGAACGCGCCCCCTATCAGCGCGCCATCATGGACGCGATCGGCGACCCGCTCATCGAAGGCGTCGTCGTGATGTCCTCCGCGCAGGTGGGAAAGAGCCTGATCGCGAAGGCGGTCATCGGCTACTACGTCGACCAGGATCCATCGCCGATCCTGCTCGTCATGCCGACGCTGGAGACGGCGCAGAGCTTCTCCCGCGATCGCTTGGCGCCGATGTTTCGGGACACCGAGTGCCTGCGCGGCAAGGTCTCGTCGCCGAAGACGCGGGACAGCGGCAACACTGTCCTGCACAAGACGTTTCCCGGCGGGCATCTCACGATCGTCGGCGCGAACTCGGCTGCTGGGCTTGCATCCCGCCCGATCCGCGTCCTGATCTGCGATGAGGTCGACCGCTATCCGCCGAGCGCCGGCACCGAAGGCGATCCCGTCAACCTCGGTCGCGCACGGCTAAAGACGTTCTGGAACCGTAGAGAGGCATTGTTCTCGACGCCCGGTGACGAAGACACGTCCCGCATTGCACCAGCTTACGAAGCGAGCGACCAGCGCCGCTTCTTCGTGAAGTGCCCGGAGTGCTCGCACGCGCAGACGCTCAAGTGGTCAGGCGTAACGTGGACAAACGAGGATCCGAGCACGGCGCGCTACGCCTGCGAGAAATGCGGCTCGCTCTGGGGCGACGCCGAGCGCATCGAGTCGCTGCAATCGGGCGAGTGGATCGCCGAGTTTCCGGAGCGGCGCATTGCCGGCTTCCACCTCAATGAACTCTATTCCCCGTTCCGCAAGCTCTCCGAGATGGTCGCCGACTTCCTTGCAGCGAAGGGCAAAGCCGAGACGCTGCGCACGTGGGTCAACACCTCGCTCGGAGAAACGTGGAAGCAGGAACACGAAGGCGACAAAGTCGAGGCGCACGAGCTCGCCGCGAGACTTGAACCGTACACCGCACCGCCGCGCGGCGTGCTCCTCGTCACGTTGCAAATCGACGTCCAGGACGATCGGCTCGAATGCGAGTTCATCGGCTGGGGTGACGGCGAGGAATGCTGGGGCCTGGAGCACAAGGTGTTGCGTGGCGACGTCGGCTCGGTCGCGCTCTGGCAGCGAGCCAGTGACGAGCTCGCGCGCGTCTTCCATCGCGAAGACGGCGCAGTCCTGACCGTCGCTGCCTGCGCGATCGACAGCGGCGGCCACTACACGAAGCAGGTCTACGAATGGGCGCGCAAGCACCGTGGCAAGGCCTACGCGATGAAAGGCGTGGGCGGTCCGGGTCGGACGCTCGTCGAAGTGAGCCAGCGACCGCTCAAGGAACACGGCGTCCGCCTTTACGTGGTCGGCGTCGACACGGCGAAGGAACTGCTGCTGATGTCGCGCGTGAAGATCGCCGAGCCTGGCCCTGGTTACTGTCACTGGCCGGAGGAATGCGGCTATCCCGACGACTACTTCGACCAGCTCACGTCGGAACGCCGCATCGTCGCGTATCGGATGGGCCGTCCGACGCATCGCTGGGTCCTCGACAAGGGGACACGCAACGAAGCACTCGATCTCCGCGTGTATGCGCTCGCGCTGATCTCGCTGCTGAAACCGAACTATGCCGCGCTGCAAAGCCGCTTCGAGCATGGCGCGTCTGTACCTCAATCCCAGCCACGTAGGCCCGTTCGTGGTATGCGCTCCCCTGGCGTGAGTGTCTGGTAATGGCCTTCCGCGTCGTCGGCCTTCGCGAACTACAGCGCAGCTTCACGAAGTTGGCTGCTGCGACTGCGCGCGGTGAAGCGCGTGCGGTGAATCGTGTTGCCACCTCGATCACGACGGCGCAATCGCGAGCGATCACGAAGCTCGTGAATCTCAAGGTCGGCCGCGTCAAGGAAGCGATCCGCCTCGCGCAGAAGGCAACGCCGGAGGCACCGCGTATCGTCATGGAAGTGCAGCGTCGTCCCGTTGGCCTAATCGAATTCGGCGGCACCTGGCGCGGGCCAAAGTCGCAGGGTGCGACAGCGAAGGTCTGGCGCGGCACCGGACGCGATCTCTTCGCCGGTACGTTCATCGCCACAGGCCGAGGAGGCAATCGGCAGATCTTCGAGCGCAAGGGCAAAGCGCGGCTGCCGATCAAGGCGTTCTACGGCGTCAGCGTCTACAGCATGTTCCTCCGCGACGACATCCAACGCGTTGGTGCCGATACCTGGGCGCTTCGCCTCCCCATTGAACTCGACCGCGAGACGCAATTCGCGCTCAAACAGGCAGGACTCGTCTGATGGCAAACCCAATTATTCAAGCCGTGTACGATCTGAAGGACGCGATCTCCGCGAAGATCAAGGTCATCAACGACGGCCTGCGCGCAAACCAGAAGGAATCCGACCGCACGGCCGACGCGAGCGAGAAGAGCGGTAAGCGGCAGTCTCAAGCGTACAAAGATCAGGCCGACGCGATCGGTGTCCTCCGCGAGAACCTCGGCAAGGTCGTTGCGGCTGCCGCTGCTGCAGCAACGGCGCTCGAAACGATCAAGCTCGCCAAGGGTGCGTTCACCGAAGCCTCGGCCGTCGAGGACTCACTCGCGCACGTGAAGGCGACAGCCGAAGGCGCGGCCGAGGAATTCGAGAAGCTCGGCGACCAGATCGAGGAAAGCGCCCGAGCTGCGAACGTCTCGTCCTCGACATCGGCAGCCGCAGCACTCGCCTTGGCGCAACAGGGCGAGAAGGCCAATGAGATCTTCCAGACGCTGACGCCGACGCTATTGCTCGCGAAGGACGCCGGTATCGAGGTTGCCGACGCAGCCGGAATCGTCGACGACGCGCTCGACCTCTTCGGGAAGAACGCGAGTGACGCTGCGCTCGTGGTCGACCAGCTCGTCGCGGCCTCGAAGGGCAGCAAGGAAGGCCTCGGCGGTCTCGCCAATGCGATGCGGACGCTGGCGCCGGATGCGCAAGCGCTGGGCGTGTCATTCGAGCAGTTGACGGGATTGCTCGGGCTGCTTGGCCAGAACGGCATCGATGCCGGCAAGGCGGCGCGTGGCCTGCGCACGATCTTTCAAGACTTGCAGGACCCGACGTCCGAATTCTCGAAGGCGCTCGGCGAGCTCGGCGACCATTCGACTGACTTCGGCAAAGCGATCAACACGCTGCGCAGTGCTGGCGACAGGGGTAAGGAGGCGCTGCTAAAGGTCGACGGTGCCGCTCGTTCGCTGATCCTCTTCCTGATCCAGCAGGCGCCGGGTGCGCTGGAAGACTTCGTCAAGCACCTGCAGAACGCCCAGGGTACTGCTTCGGAAACGGCGAAGACGATCGACGAGATGCTCGGCGGCTCCTGGCGGTCCTTCACGAACGCGCTCGACCGGCTGGGCTCGGCGCTCGCCAAGACGAGCTTCGGACCCTTGCAGGAGGAATTCACGAAGCTCGCCAAGCGGCTCGACGACTTCGCGCAATCGGACGACTTCCAAAAGCTCTCGGACGCGTTCAAGACGATGTTCGAAAACGCCGGCAAGGCGTTCGACGAGTTCCTCAACTCGGCCGACTTCTCGAAGTTCTCGACCGCCGCGACGCAGGCGATCAACGACATTGGCGAATCGCTGAAGCAGCTGAAGACGACAGCCGCAGATGTGGGCGGTGCCGTCAGCGGATTCGGCGACTTCCTGGCGAACCTGCACACGCTCGACCAGGAAGGCGGAAAAGCCCTCAACGGCCTGATCAACTCGATCGGCAATCTCGGAAAAGCGTCCGTGCAA